TACCACCCACACCGCAACCCGTGGTAAATAATGTACAAATGGCAAGCGCAAAAGACCCACAAACTAACTTGACAGGGACTGAAGAAGCGTTACTATCCCCGAGTGAAAAAATTATTGCGGCGAGGACATAAAAATCATGCAACTATCTAAACATTTTAAACTAGAAGAGTTTACTAAATCAATGACTGCTACCCGTAAGGGTATCGATAACTCACCAGGAGCTGGTGATATTAAAAACTTGGAGAATGTATGTTATGAAATATTGGAACCGGTTCGTGCGCACTTTGATAAACCCATTACTATTACCTCTGGCTACAGGTCCGAAGCGCTTTGTGAGGCGATCGGCAGCAAAAAAACGTCGCAACATGCAAAAGGTCAGGCGGTTGACTTTGAAATAGGTGGCGTTCCAAATATTAAAACAGCTTATTGGATTCAAAACAATTGTGACTTCGATCAATTGATCCTCGAGTTCTACAAAAAAGATGATCCAGCAGGTGGCTGGGTTCACGTGTCGTACAATGAAAAGGGTGCTAACAGAAAACAAGTTTTAACATATGACGGGAAAAGCTACGAAAACGGACTGCCCGAGATGAAATGGTCGGGCGGAAAAGTCGTATCCTAAAATTTTAGCGCGCGTCGCGCGTATATCCTACTAAATCCATGATTTAAGTTCTTCTCCTAATACTTCAGAAGCTATATTAATTTTTTTTCGTAAAGATTTTACAATTTTTTCATCTACTGTTTCTTCAGCATTTATATCTACATAAGTAACTGATTTCTTTTGACCAATTCGGTGTGCACGGTCTTCGGACTGTAAACGCTTCTCTAGGTCATATCCGTTAGAATAGTAAATTACGGTGTTTGCAGCCGTCAAAGTAATGCCATAGCCGCCCGTAGACGGCGTTCCTACCATAAACCGACACCTAGGGTCGGACTGAAATTTTTTAATATTACCTTGTCTCTCATCTTGAGGAGTTAATCCATAATAGTCAACAATGGAACCCGGACCATGGACCTTAACGATTTCTTTAATAATGTCTTTTATATCCCATTGATAATGAGCCCATATAATGGCTTTTCCCTCTATTTCATCTAACACATCCATTAATTCACTAATTCTATTATTAGGAATTCTTTGAGTAGTTCCATCATCAGCAGTAAAATGACCACATGTAATTTGATGCAATCTCATTAATTGTGTTAATGCATTAACGGTTGTTACTTTTTTACCATTTAAAGTAGCAAGTGCTTCTTTTCTCATTTGATCATAAAGTTTTAATTGTTCACTACTTAATTTAATTTGTCTTTTCATATAAATTTTATCTGGAAGATCCAAACAATCTTCTTTTAAGACACGATAAGAAAATGGTTTTAATTTATCCGATAATTCACCTAAATTTTTAAATCCATGCACTAATTGTATTTGACGACCCGATATATTGGCTGTTTTCATAATTGCATATCTCATTCTAAAAGAATAATAAGATTCATGACCTAAATGAAAAGGATCTAAAAAATAACATTGACTAAATAAATCTAATGGATTTTTAGTGACTGGGGATCCTGTAAGTATTCTTCTATATTTAGCTAACATACTTAATGTCACAATATTTTTAGTTCTTTTCGCTTTAGGGTTTTTAATGGTAGTGGATTCATCTATTGCCATTAAAGTATTATGAGAATTTAAAAATTTTGTTGCAAATTCAACACCCTTGGTAGTAGATAAAGCCTCTACATTCATAACTAAAATATGAAGTTTTTCTCCAGTAGCAAAAAGCATATCTAACTGTTCTTTCTTTTTTTTAGTTATATGAGCTTGCCATAATGTTGACACATTTTCAATATGTTGTGGTAAATGAGTAGGAATTTCTTGATTATACCAAGTTCCTACGACTCCTTTCGGAGCGATAATTAATGCACCATTAACTTTACCTTTATCATAAAGCATGGCTACATTATCGATCAGGACTTTAGTTTTCCCTGTACCCATTTCCATAAAATAAGCATAGGTTTCTCTATTCCATGATTTTTCTAAAGCAGTCAATTGATGCTTATAGGGTTTTGTTTTAAATTTATAATTCATTTTTTTCTACTTTCTAGTTGACAATATAATATTAAAGACCTATATTGTCAAGCATGAAAGAAAATAATTTATGAAATTTATTAAAGATACCACAGAAGAAAAAAGTTCTCCTGTTGTTTACATAATTCAAGAAATTCCAGGAACTAAAGAAGGGAGACCCAAAATTAATATTATGGGTGCCGCAAGTTTTGGTAAATTTAAATTTTTATTGCCAGAACTTTCTCAAATAATTTTTTCTCCTGGTCCACTTATTTTTAAATTAAGAAAAGAATTAGCTAACTATAAATTAAACGATTATTTATTATTAACTGGAGATCCAGCAATAATAGGCGTCGCTTGTTCTATAGTTTCTGATATAACCAATGGAAAATACAATCTATTAAAATGGGATAAACAAGAAAAGAAATATTATTCTATTTCAATTAATTTATACGAGAAAGGAGAAATTAATGATTGATTTTGAAAAAGACCAGCAGGAGGTCATTAAAAAAACTGACAACATACAATCTCTAGCAGATCAAGTTGAAAGATTAGAATCATTACAAAGTAGACTTGAACTACAAGAAGAGAATATGAAAAGTACTAAAAAAGAATTAGAACATTTATCTGGAGAAGTAATTCCAACCATGATGGCAGAGATGGGTTTAGCCCATCTTAAACTTATGGATGGATCTTCAGTAGATGTGAAGCCGCACTATAGTGCTAATATTACTGTAGCAAATAAAGAGGCGGCGTTTAACTGGCTTCGTAACAATGGACTAGGAGATATAATCAAAAACGAGATATCCGTGTCTTTTGGTCGCAACGAAGATAACAAGGCAGCTGATTATGCTGCTCTTGCGCAAGAGCGTGGGTTTCAACCAACACAAAAGTTGAAGGTTGAGCCCATGACTCTGAAAGCGTTAGTCCGTGAACGTATTGAGGCAGGTAAAGAAATGCCAACGGAACTTTTCAACATTTTTGTTGGAAATAAAACTACAATAAAAAGGAAACAATAAACATGAACCAAGTAGCAACAAAAAAAGAAGGAGCATTAGCAACGAATCTATTTGAAGCTGATGCTAATCAAGGTGCTCAAAACATATCGCAAGACGATCTTGCGTTACCTTTCTTAAAAGTTTTGGGACAATTATCTCCTGAGGTAAATAAAACTCATGGAAAATATGTCAAGGACGCTGAGCCTGGCAAGATAATAAACACTGTTACCAACGAACTGTATGATTCAATTAATATCATCCCAGTTTTTTATAAAAGACAGTACGTAGAATGGCAAGATAGAGGTACCAGCACTGGTGCACCTGTAGCTATTCACGAAGCAGATAGTGATATTGTGAGTACAACTACTCGTGATAAATCTTGGAAAGATAGATTACCAAATGGTAACTATTTGGAAAATACTGCTAATCACTTTGTGATTCTGTTAGGTAACAGCCCAACCACAGCTTTGATTTCTATGAAAGCTACTCAATTAAAAGTGAGTAGAAAATGGAACTCAATGATGATGGGATTAAAAATGCAGGGTAAAAACGGATTATTTACTCCGCCAACATATAGCCACATTTATAATCTAAAGACTGTTCAGATGTCTAATGACAAAGGAACATGGTTTGGATGGGATGTATCTAAAGTTGGTCCTGTAACAGATAAATCAATCTATGATATCGCAAAAGGCTTTGCTGAACGAGTAGGCAAAGGTGAAGTTCAAGCGAAACATGGATCAGAGGAAAATTCTAGTACACCATACTAAACTAATCCTAGGTAGTGGGCGTCTAAGCGAGAGTGGAAACGCCCACTTAACATGTTATGATTGATAGAATACAGACATTTAAAGATATATTTGAAGGATTAGAAAGAGCACATGGTGTCACTAAAATAGGACATTCAAATGGAGCAGGCACAAAAGTAAAAGGTCAGTCTTTTGTTAAAAGAGAACCTATTATTGATGATCATTGGCTTTTTCATTTACAGGGTAAAGAAAGTTTAGGTGTAATACCTATTAATGATAATAATCAATGTAAGTGGGGATGTATCGATATAGATTCATACGCAGGATTTGATCATAAAAAATTAATTCAAAAAATTAAATTATTAAATTTACCTCTAGTAGTATTTAGATCTAAATCTGGAGGTGCACATGTATTTTTATTTACAGAAAATTATATAGATGCAAAAATAATGCAAGATAAACTAATGCAGATTAAAGCTGTGTTAGGTTATGGGGGATCAGAAGTATTTCCAAAACAAACCGAATTAAAATCACAAGACGATACCGGAAACTTTTTAAATTTACCATATTTTAACGGTGATGACACAACAAGATATGCATTTAAAGAAGATGGTACCGCAGCAAGTTTAGAAGAATTCTATGGGATTTATAATAATGTAAAACAACTAGATGCTGGTCTCATAGAAGTAAAGAGGCCTCAGTCAGAATTTTCTGACGGGCCTCCTTGCATCGAAATATTAGCACAAAATAAAATTGGAGAAGGCAGTAGAAATAATGCTTTATTTCATTATGGAGTATATGCAAAACAAAAATGGCCTAATGAATGGAAGAGTAGAGTTACATTATTTAACATTCAAGCAATGGAAAAACCATTATCCGACTCAGAAGTGGATATAATTAAAAAACAACATGAGAAAAAAGAGTGGGGATATAAATGTAAAGATGAACCAATGTGTAGTATGTGCGATAAAATTTTATGTAGAACACGTAAATTTGGAATAGGTCAAGACATAATGTTTCCAAGTCTAACTGATTTACAAGTTATCGACTTAGAAGATCCATATTATTATTTAAATGTAGATGGAGAAAGATTGAAATTAGAAAGTGTAAAACATTTAAGACAACAAAGTTTATTTCAAGAAGCATGTATGGTTCAATTAAAATTTAGACCACCTACCTTAAAAGAAAAAGACTGGATCATTATTACTAATCAATTATTAAATAATGCAGAAGTTACAGAACCAGCAGAGGGAATGAGAACCGAAGATCAATTGCAAAATCATTTAGAAGAATTTTGTTTAAATAGACAAGTAGCTGCAGAAAAAAGTGATTTATCTAAGGGGGGAGTTTGGACTTCAGATGGCTATCATCATTTTGTATTTGATAGATTCTATCATCAGTTTTTAATGAGACACAGATGGGATCTTGGCTATCAAAGAACTGGACAAATGTTAAAAGAAAAATGTGGGTGCGAAGATAAAAGAGTAGGTAAAGAAAAACTATCCGTTTTTATAGTAAAAGAATTCGATAAAAAAGAGGCAGAATATAAACCTAAAAAATTAAAAGAGGATACACCATACTAATGAAAACAATTGTATTAGGTCCTCCAGGTACAGGCAAAACAACAACTTTATTAAATAAAGTAGATGATTATTTAAAAGAAACTGATCCGGACAAAGTTGGTTACTTTGCTTTTACACAGAAAGCTGCATACGAAGCAAGAGACAGAGCAATTAAAAAATTTAATTTAACTGAAGATGATTTACCTTATTTTAGAACTCTTCATTCATTAGCTTTTAGAAAATTAGGAATTAAAAAAGAAAATGTAATGCAGCCAAGACATTATAAAGATCTTGGAAAAAAATTAGGTTTTCCAGTTAACTATGCTAGCTATGAAGATGATCATGGAGGAATTTTTACTTCTGATAGTGAATACCTTCATCTTATTAATTTAGCCAAATTAAGAAACACTGAACCAGAAAAACTATTTGATTTAAATGAGCATAATCAAGATTTAGAAAGAAATAAATTACGTATAATTTCTAATGAGTTGGAAAGATATAAAAAAGAACATAACCTTATAGACTTTAATGACATGATATTGGAGTTTACTAAGTCAGATAAGTCTCCAAAGTTTGATGTTGTCTTTATTGATGAGGCTCAAGATCTTTCTTTAATGCAGTGGGATATGGCTAAAACTATTTGGAATAAAACAAATGATTCTTTTATTGCAGGCGATGATGACCAGGCTATTTTTAGATGGGCTGGTGCAGATGTAGATTCTTTTATAGCACAAGAAGGTCAGATGATGCCATTGACTCAATCATTTAGAATACCTTCTAAAGTTCACAGATTAGCTATGGGAATTATAAATAAAGTTAGAAACAGAATAGACAAATCTTGGAATCCAAAAATTCATGAAGGAGCTTTAAGTCGTTATGATGAGTTTGAACACATCAATATGACTGAAGGGGAGTGGTTAGTCTTAGCTAGAACTAAATATATGCTTACTGACCTAGAAGATATTTTATATCGTAAAGGATTTTATTACAAAAATAAATTTAAAAAAACTAAAGAACAAAATTTACATGTGGCTGCTGTTGATTGGGAACATTTAAGACAGGGACAATTATTAAGTTATGATCAATTACTAAAAATATCTTCTTACATGACATCAGAAAAATTTAATAAACAAAAAATAAAAGGAATGGCTAAGGGATCTTTTTATGGCATAGATCAACTCACAAAAGATTATGGATTAAATACTAAGGACCCATGGTTTGAATCATTTGATAATGCATCTACAAGAGAAGTTAGTTATTTAAGAAAGATGAGAAGGAATGGAGAAAAATTAAATGAAAAACCGAGAATTGAATTATCAACTATACATGCAGCGAAAGGTGGTGAATCACAAAATGTAGTTTTGTTGACAGACCTAAGTAAAAATACTATGAAGTCATATGAAAGAAATGCAGATGATGAAAATAGATTGTTCTATGTCGGCGCAACAAGGACCAAGGAACACTTACATATTATTTCACCTAAAGACAATTATAAAGGATACAAGATATGAGTGATGATATTTATAAAAGACAGATAGGCGGGACTCACTACAAGTCTATGGTCATTCAGCCATCAGAGTTTATTAACAGAAATAATATTCCATTCGCCGAAGGAAATGCCATAAAATATTTATGTAGACATAAACAAAAAAATCAAAAACAAGATTTGGAGAAAGCAATTCATTATTGTCAAATGGCAATTGATCGTGACTATCCTGAAGAAGTAAAAGAAGATAAACCAGAAGATAAAGACAACTCATGGGGGATAATTACTAAATGATACAAAAACCTTTATTTGCGCCACAAACAGAATGGCTACCGCCAGAAGACTTTCCAGATTTATCTAAACATGATGAGATAGCAATTGATTTGGAAACAAAAGACCCTAATTTAAATACTAGAATGGGTTCTGGTTCAGTAGTTAAAGCTGGAGATGTAGTAGGAATATCACTAGCTGTACTTGGTTGGTCTGGATATTATCCAATTGCTCACGAAGGTGGTGGTAATATGGATCGAAAAAAAGTTTTAAAGTGGTTTCAAGGTGTACTAAATACACCAGCAACAAAAATTTTCCATAACGCCATGTATGACGTATGTTGGATACGAGCGCTCGGTTTAAGTATTAATGGTAAAATTGTAGACACGATGATTGCATCGGCTCTTGTTGATGAAAATCAAATGCGTTATGACTTAAACAACTGTTCTAAAAGATACACTGGAAAGACAAAAAGTGAAACAGAATTATATGAAGCCGCAAAGAGTTGGGGGGTTGACGCTAAGGCAGAAATGTATAAACTACCTGCCATTTATGTAGGTGCATATGCAGAAAAAGACGCTGAAATAACTTTAGAACTTTGGCAAGAACTTAAGAAAGAAATTTTACATCAAGATTTAAATTCTATTTTCGAATTAGAGACTGAACTATTTCCTTGCCTCGTAGATATGAGATTCTTAGGAGTTCGAGTAGATATTGAAGCAGCTCACCAATTAAAAGACAAACTATCATTAGAAGAAAAAGAATGCTTACAATTAGTAAAAAAAGAAACTGGAGTAGATACCCAAATATGGGCTGCTCGCTCAATTGCGCAAGTTTTTGAAAAACTTCGCCTACCATTTGACCGCACCGAAAAAACAAATTCTCCATCATTTACAAAAAACTTTCTTCAGAATCACCCCCACCCACTGGTGAAACGAATAGCCCGAGCCAGGGAAATAAATAAGGCCCATACCACATTTATTGATACCATATTAAAACATAACCATAAAGGAAGAATTCATGCTGAAATCAATCAGTTAAGAGGAGATAATGGTGGAACAGTAACTGGAAGATTCAGTTATTCAAACCCAAATTTACAGCAAATACCAGCTAGAGATAAGCAATTAGGTCCAGCTATTAGGTCATTATTTATACCCGAGGAGGGCCATACATGGGGTTGTTTTGACTATTCTCAGCAAGAGCCTAGGTTGGTAGTGCATTATGCAACTTTACAGAATCTCTACGGAGTGGACGAAGTTATGGAAGCCTATAAAGAAGGTGATGCCGATTTCCATACTATCGTGGCAGACATGGCAGAGATACCTAGATCACAGGCCAAGACTATAAATCTTGGTCTGTTCTATGGTATGGGAAAAAATAAATTACAAGCTGAACTCGGAGTCAGTAAAGAAAAAGCCGAAGAATTATTTAGACAGTACCACAACAAAGTTCCATTTGTGAGACAACTCATGGATAATGTTATGCAACGTTCTCAAGACAGAGGACAGATAAGAACTTTACTTGGACGACTATGCAGGTTCCATTTGTGGGAGCCTAATCAGTTCGGGATTCATAAGGCGTTGCCTCATGATGCAGCACTCGCGGAACACGGACCAGGGATCAAACGTGCTTATACATACAAAGCTTTAAACAGATTAATACAAGGATCGGCAGCTGACATGACTAAAAAAGCAATGATTGAATTATACAAAGAAGGAATTACTCCACACATACAAGTTCATGATGAACTTGATATATCTGTAAGTGACAATGCAGATAAAATAAAACAAATAATGGAAGATGCAGTTTCACTTGAAGTTCCTAACAAAGTAGACTATGAATCTGGACCCAATTGGGGTAATATAAAATAGGAGGAAACTATGAACAGAACGATTGAAAACTTAAAAGAAAAAATCGAACACAACTGGTTAATGCACAGAGAGTATATAATTGGTGGTGTTGTTGGTTTTGTATTAGGCGCAATCATATTTTAATTATGTATGGCCTATCTAAATGCAAACATTCCTGTAACGTATGCACAGATTAGGAGAGAATATCTCTATGATCTTAAGGAGCATTTTGGAGAAGCTGAAGATTGCATTATATTCGGGATGGCGTCTATTACAGGACGTCCTATCCTCTTTCATTGTATTATGGAGAACGGTGCTGTGTTCTATCGTCTCCCTATTTCAGCCTTCATTCAAAGAGGATTTGATGTCAAAGAAGTACCTAGGATGCGACTTGACGAGCTGGAGCTTTGGAATTGTTTTAGTTATTATCCTGCTGTCACTTCTTTTGATCTCCTAGATGGACAATCAGGAAAATTTTTTGGTAAAGATAAAAAATGGCACAAGGGTGCTTATTTATTTACTGTTGATTTTGCGCACCCAGAGAGTAATATAGTAGATACAGATCATTCTGAAATTCCGCACGAACATAAGTGCGCACACATAATGGCCTTAAATGATGGCAATTATGCTGCTCAACCCAACAATAGAATTATATGGAACATTCCATCTTTTACTGTTAAAGATGAAGTTCCCTTCGATTGGAAGGTCCAAACTTCCGATTGGAATGTTGAGAACAGCGGTAAATGGAAAACAGAAGACTCCGATAAGTTCTTCTACGACGTGGAGAAAAAAGATGATTAAAAAATTATGGGACAAATTTGTTAGTTGGCTTTTTAATTGGCAAAGAAAATGAATAAATGCGAAAAATGTAATCACGAATGTCATTGCAAAAATCAAGAACATATTGATGAGTATTTAGATATATGCCCTTGTGATGATTGTGAGTGCAAAGAACGCGCACAAGATGAGACATACGAATGATGGAAAAAATTTTAACGATGTTGGTTGGACTCCTAATTGCATTAGGGGGCTGGAGTCTATCTAGAACTTTTGAACTCTCAACTATTCAAGCAGTACAAATGGATAAGGTACAAAAACTAGAAAGATATGTTGAAAAACTACAAGATCAAATGGATGACATGCAGGACTCTGATAAAGAAATCATGGAACAACACGAAAAATTATTTAAAAAATTAGAACAAGGCAACACAGGGTATAGTTATAACTAATGGCTAAAGATAAACCACTTTCTATTTCTGAAGAAGCAAAAGTACAGATGCCGATGAAGACGGTTGCCTCGTTGATCATGATGGTCGCGATCGGCACCTGGGCTTATTTCGGTATCAATGAGAAACTTAATCAGCACAGCACAAAATTAGAATTATTTGAAAAAGATATGGAATTAAACTCAGAGTTTAGAATCAAATACCCGCGGGGAGAATTAGGGCAATCTTCTGGGGAGGCGGAACTTTTTATGTTGGTGGAACATATCGCAGGTGTCGTA